CGTTTCTGGGGTTTGGGAATTGGCGCTGTTTTTTTGAGTCGTTACAAAACTATTTGGTAACCGTTACAAAACTTTCCATTTTCCCCCCTCCCCTGGCGTCCTGCCGACCGCTCCACTCCCCCATATGTGTCACCACATTTCCGCTGCTACGCTGACCTCAAAGACTGAGGATTCGCGATGCCAAATTCAGACCTGCTCCCTTCCCTGCTGTACAAGATCAACGAGAACCAACTGGCCCTTGAGGCTGCCATTCTGGAACTGTCGAACTGGGTCGAGGCGCGCGGTTCAGCCGATGTCGCCGACAACGTCCGCGGCGCCCTGGACACCATCGACAAGAACGAGGAGTTCATCAAGCTGACTCTCGCGGTGTTGATGGCGCCGGAGTGACCTCATCACCAGATGAAATCATTTCTTCAAAGTTTCACACTTTGTACGCAAGTCATGGTCTTCGATTGTGAAGCAGGGTCCCCCAGAAGTTTCTGCCTCGCAAGCGCGGCGCAGATCATTGTCTTCAATCGTGAAGCAAGGTCCACCTGACTGTTTTGCATCGCAAGCACGGCGCAGGTCACGGTCTTCGATCAAGAAGCAGGGTGCTCCCGAAACTTTTGCATTGCAGGCACGAAGCAGATCAGGATCCTTGATTAAGAAGCATGGTTCGCCCGATGTCTCTGCATTACAGGCACGACGCAGATCATCGTCTTTGATTAAGAAACAATCGGCACTGGCAAAACCGCTGAGCATCAGCACACCGCAATTATTGCTCTCATTGCACGCTTCCATGAGTGATCGGGAACAGCAGATTCGGACTTACCGAATAGCCATCATATCGACATCAACTCGTAGGAAAGTTCCGCTTCAGAAACGACACAGTACGGCACACAAGAGCGTTTTCTGGCGGAGTCCGATGACTCACCTACAGTTCGTCGCCTCCTCCTCGCTCGCTCACGCTCAGCTCGATTACTGTATATCCAAACAGTAAAGAGCAAGGCACCTCCCAGTGGATCCCTACGACATCGAAGACACCAGCGACTGGCTTGGATGCCCGATCGAACTGGAAACCATCACCCATTACAAATTGATGCTGGAAAACGAAGTCCAGGAACTGACCTTGCAACTGCGTAAAGCCAGGGAGGACATCTTCGGCCTTATCAAAATGCACGGGGAAGCCTCAGCAGAGCGCGACTCTCTTCGTGCCCAACTGGTCAAAGTCAAAGCCGAACTGGCTGCATCCAACCGAAGAGCCTCCGATAGCGAGACAAAACACAACTGGGAGATGATGGCGAACAACAAGTTAGTCAGCGAGCTGTGCGCCAGACTCAAGGAGCTCACCGGCAAAGATCCATTGGCCGGCCGGCGGTGAGGCTAGCGAGTCACTTCCCGCACATAAGCCTGGCACGCCGCCAACGCAATCAATCCTTGGTCACCGGAGTCGGTGACTCCGATAATTCGTTGAGCATGCGCTGGGTCAAGTCGGGCGCGCGCTCCTCCATGAACCACGCCGCCGGCGCCGGTAATAGCTCACACTGAACAACCACCGGCTGGATCCGCTGCATCGAGGAGGACTGACAGCCGCAGATCAGAAGTGGCAAGGCGATCGCGCAGGCGAGCCTGATTGGTTTGAGCATCGGTCAGTTCCTTGTGGTGGGTTTGGTCGCTGGCCGACAGGCGCTGCTCGAGCGCCAGGCGCTTGGCCTGATCGGCGCGCACTTGGGCGGCCGCCGCGTTGCTGATGGCGGTCAGGTCGTCCTGGTGCAGCGTCTTCTGGTCGGCGAGCTGCTTGCCGTAGCGCCAATCCTGTAGCTGCCAAACTGCACCGGCAGTGGCCAGCACCAACAACAGGATGCCGGCCGCCTTCCACGCCGCGAGACTCACGGCACATCCTTAAAGAAGACATGGCCGCCGAGCTTCAGCGTCTGCTTGGCCTTTGCCGCCCAGGCCGGGGCTGTCTTCATGGCAATCGCGTAATAGTGCGTGGCTCCGCCGGTTGGATCTGGCGTCTTTCCGTCAACCACCTGGTCAGCAGCGATCCGCGCCTGTGCCAGCTCTCGGAACGGGATCTGCTTCGCGCCGCTCAGATGCGCGAAGTTCGGGTCGTTCTTGTTCCAGCAACTGAACTGATACGGGGCCTGGCACACGCCGGCGTAGCCATCGCCCCACCACGATTTATCCTTGCCATCGTTCACGCGGTTGCGGATTGTCCAGGCCACGGCGATCTGGCCGGCCAGGCTCTCGCCGCGAGCCTCGCCCCACAAAGTGCGGGCGAGGATGTCTCGGTCTTTTTCGGTAACAGTCATCACTTTTCTCCAGACAAAAAAATACCCGCACTTGGCGGGATTCAGTGGTTAAGCTATGCGCTCCATGCATGGAGGCATTTATGAAGTACGCAACGATTGGTTTGATTGCTGTTTTACTGGGCGGCTGCTCCTCGTACAGCGAGCGCGGTACCGACGAAGGCGGAAGGGAATTCAACAACAAGGGCTACACGGTTCGATGCGATGCGAGCCCGGCCAATCAGCCGGGCTGCTATACCCCTGCGCCATCGTGGTCTTGGTGGCCGGCCAACAACATAAAATTTAAATTGGGAGCGAACTGAGTCGGCTTCTCACCCAATTCGCCCGAACCGCCCCCTAAGCAAGCCGCTGATCACCAGTGCGGACATACTTTTCTCCAGTCAATAAAAAACCCGCAGAAGCGGGCTTTGCATTCAATCAATACGGCTTACAGACAGTTGCGCACTGCCGCTTCAATCGCGGTTCGGCCAACGCCAGGCATCCAAGCTATTCGCTGATAAAACGCCACAGAGCTACCCGCTGACGTCTTTCGAACCTCCAAAAGCTCATCGGTCAGCTGCATCGCACCGATGACAAGTCGATATCCATTTTCAGTTTCGGACATCGTTGCTTCGGATCTGGCGTCCTGCCACCGAGGAAAGACGCACAAGGCATAGTGCTTTGGATCCTTCTTCGTAGTCGCACTAACCGTTGGAGTATTGTTTCGTAGATCGCTAGGCGATACACACCCAGCCAACACCATCACCACTACAGCCCCTATCAAAATTCGCATGTCGTTCCTTCTTTGATTTGGCGGGACTCTGGCACCAACGTGGAGGCAACACGAAAGCAGCCCGGAAGCCGCTCCATTCATAGCGTTGTTGGGAGGATATCTACTTGCCCATCACCACCAGTGAAAACTCGGTACTTCTTCACCACGCCATCTTTCACGGTGGCTTCTCGCTCTACGCGATCGGCGCCCATGGAACAGATCCCAGATCCGGTATAAGCGGCTCCGATTGTGAAGGTCTCCGGGGGTAGATAAAAGGAGGCCTTTTGACCAACATCTAGCCTCCCCGCCTGCTTGCCATCAATAAATATGGCCATTGAGCAGTAGCTACCGGTATGCCCAGAGTCACGAATGACCTGGAGCACTCCGAACGATCCTGAAGGCTTCTTCTGGTAGGCAGTCAACTGGCTTGTCGGGGCCTGCATTGCCTCACTCGACGGCGTAGGTGAAGTTGCGCAACCCGCCAACAGCATCACCGCCACCGCCCCTATCAAAATCCGCATCATTCGTCCTCGTCCTGAAAGTGGGTGACTGTAGCGCGGTACTGTCCGGACATCCAGTGTGGACGAAAGGCCAGTGGCGGGATTGGATCCATGCATAGTAGCGTTATGCCTTACGCTTTTATTTCTTTAAGGACTGGGGATGGATCTCGCTACTGATTTGCCAAGTTACAAGGATTTGTATCTCCCTGTTCTGGTCGCTTTAACCTTCTGGGCGTTCAAAAAAGCTTTTATTCCGTCGCAGCGCGCTGCCGGTAGGGCCATCCGGAAGTCTCGATGCAAAGACTTGAAGAAAGCGAAGGTAATTCGCGTCGATGCCTTTGCTGTACAGCGGCAGCTTCAGAAAGAAAGTGCATTGTTCGGCGCCTTTATGCTGTCTGCCGTCGTTGCGCTGGGAATTATGCTGATTCTTTTTCAGGGCCCAATGACGCCACTCCGAATTATCTACCTATTTATCTACATGCTCCCCCCGCTCGGATTCGAAATGTGGTGGTTACTGCAAAAAGCATTTGTAGAAACGCTGCTTCAAGAGGTGAGTCGGCTAGGCCATGGATTTACGAGATCTATTCCGTCTAGGTTCCAATCGCCAAGGCGTGTAAAGGATCGGGAGGCCCGGCAGGAAAACATTAGAATTGCCAAGAAAGCTGCGGCTACTTGGAAGCAAGTCAAACAGCGCTGACTGACTACGAATAAGTCA